GATTAACATATAATACAATCTCTTTTAATATTATATATTAAATTTTCGTAGTCAATTTTCGCAATTATAGAATTAATTTGGATGTTTATTGTAAAAACGTGGAACTGTATAATTCCAAAAATTTCTAATAACTAATGTTGACTCTAACATTAAGACTGCTTGTTTTTGTAATCTTTTAAGAAACTCGTTTAATGTTGGATTATCAAACATTACACCTGACATTGTTCTTCTAAATAAATTTTCTTCATAATTGAAGCCTGTGTGTTTTAGTTTATCATTTCTATGTTTGATATACCACAATTCTTTAATATGTTTTTCTTCTTGTATCATAATTAATTTCTATTTGAATTTGATATTCCATTGAATACTATATTTATTGAGTTTAATGAATCATCTGTTGTGTCTTCATTATACCAGATTCCTTTTCTGTCTCTCCAACCACCTCTTATGATAGCATATTCATCTTTATCAACTATAATATCACCATGAACATTATCTATACCTAATTGTAAGTTAGTATCATAAGATAAGTTTTGCACGAATTTACCTTGTTTCATTTTCATTGGTTGTGCTAATATTGGTTGAACTTTTGCCTTAAATTTAGGTAATTTAGAAGTTCTTGAAAATTTAGAAGAATCATATTTTGGTATTTTTGCTGGTGGTGGTGTATATCCTAAATCACTAGCTTTTCTATGATAATCTTCGTTCTTTTTAGATACGAAAAATACCGATGCGGAATCAACACCATCAATACCCTTAAACATGCTAACAAAATCCGATTTAGGTATTCTATCGAACCTATTATTTGTTAATAAATATTCTGATGATCTTGCAATAATTTCTTGTCTAATTGTGTCTTCATTAGCATAATCAAATCTTCTAATATATACGTGCATCACATATCTATTTATTTTAGGTTGCACAATTTTAACTTCTGTTGTCATTGATAATGTTCCTAATTGTCTTAAATATTTCATTATTTTATCTTGCTCGTCTTGATCTAGATAAAACACATCAAAAGGAACATTAAAATAATTAATGTTATCATTAAAATATTTAGTAATATCGGGTATTAGATACAAATATATTTCATTATCATTGAGGTTATTTTTGTATTTACTATATAAATTGTTTACATTATTTATATCAGCCAATATTTTACTTCTATTTTGATTTCTCTTAATATCGTTTGTTAGTTTTTTAAGACTGTCTTCTATCATTGTATCTGTAACACTAAAATTATTATCTTCTAGCATATTATAAGCGTTAACCTTAGAAAACATATTTAATTTTCTTAAATGAAAAATAAATTGACTCGGTGTACCCAAAACAAAATTCCTAGATACGAATGGTATTGCAGATTTAGTGAATTCTAATGTTTCACCATCAGAACCAAAATTAACATCACTTTCAATATAAATATTAAATAATTTGCTCATATCAATTGTATTACCTTGACCATCTTTAACTTCACCTTCTATTTTGAAATCATTGGCTTGAGGATTCAATATTTCACCTTCAGAACCATCTGACACCAAATATTTCACACTAATAACTGAACCTTGAGTTGGAATAAACCCGTAATTTTTATTACCAAAATAAATATCTAAACCACCATTAAAACCACTTCTCGTAAAACAAGATAACGTACCTGGTGACATATCCCACATACCATCATAAACTCTCAAATTAGTTCCATTATAAGTGATATTAAATCTAAAATTTTCAACTTGTTTGTTACCAGGTATATTAACACTATATGATTGGTTTTCTTTACCTGATCCTGTAAAAGATTGTGTTTCATAAACACCTTGTACAATAGGTATATAAAATTTATTATTTGCTAAAGAGATAGGAAATATATTTCTTTCACTTGTTAATGCAACAGAGTACTTCAAACTGTTTGTGTTATTTTTCAATGTTAAGCCATTTTCAATAATAACAACAGCATCTTTTATTTCTTCACTTATATTAACTCCACTTTTTAACTCAAATTTTAATGTTCCTGTTGCTGAAATAGCTCTACCAGGATTATGACCCGCAATTCTAGAAGTTTGTTGAGCAAGTTTTTTGTTTTGTGTTTTTTCTATATCTAAAACATTTACTGCGTTTTTTAGATATAGAAGGTTATGTTGAAATAACTCTTTCAACACATTAATTATTTGACCATAAGGTGAAGCTGAATTGAAATTTAGCCCAGAACGATTATATATACTTTTCAACCAATTTGTTATCTGGTTTGATAAGTCATCATATTTTAATTCTATTAATTCATAAAATCTTGCCATTATGAGAAGTTATTTTTTAGAACAGTACCAATAGTATCAACTAAAGTTTTAAGATTTGGTTTTTCTATTGTTGTAATATCATCATTTATGTGAAAACTATAGATAAACAAACCATCCTTTTCTTTTTTTATACTAAATTTAATATCAATGTTATTAACATTAATATTAAATGTGAAATCTAATGATTTGCAAGGCATAATATACATCTTAGGATCATACTTTATACTAAGCACATTTATTTCATTAGTTTTGTTATTTTTAAGCCATTCGTTTATTAAAAATGCTGGATTCTCAATAAATTTAGATAAAGTCTTTAAATTCGGACCAAAATTCTTTTTTTCTATTAATTGTCTTAATCTGTTCTCAAAATCATCTGTGTCAGAAAAATCAACATTAGTATATTGACAATTAATATCATATAAATATAAAAATGAATTATTTACTAGCTTCTTTTTATCACTATCAACAACAAATATCAATTTAGTATAAAGAACACTAACATCAGCATCAAAAAGTTTATTAATAAATATAACTAATTTCAAGTTTGATGAATCATCTATTTTTTCATAAACAGAATCAGTATTTAATACTTCTGATTCCTCAAAGACATTCTTAATAGAACTTTCTATTTCTTTAATTGTAATTTCCATTATAGTAAAGTTTTTGTTATTTTATATCTATCTTCAAGTGCTGAAGTAGGTGAGGAAGAGACCCTTAATATATTTAAGTTCCATCCTTTATAATAAGTTAATTTAGGTTTTGTTCTTAGTTCATATCCACCACTGTTAAATTCTATTATTATTTCAGAACCATTACCATAACTAGTTCCTGATGTGTGTGCTGAAACTTGATAAACACCAGAATTATCCATTATTGTCGTACCACTCATTATATAGAAGTTATCAATATATACGTAATCATCTTGTTCAAATAAATCTTCCATTAAATATAGTGTAGTTGTAGTTAAACCAGTAACCCAAGTCTGAGCATATGTACTAACATTATTATTAGTATAATATGAATTAGTATATGTTGAACCAGTAGTATCTATTGGGTCGTATGATGTTAAATCTACTGGTAATGTAATACCAGATAATAATGTTGTTTCAGTAGTATTTCCTAACCCATCATTATAATTAATATTGATATTTAATGTATTACTATTTTTAGACATATTAGGTGTTATGTTGATATCCATGGCTTGTTTGTAAGCTAAATCTCTATTTAATAATATATCTGCATCATCATCAAAATCATTATTATCATTATAGATATTTAATTGTAATTGATTTGCTAAAGGAACAGAAACAACATAACTAACTCCACTGTTAAGATTATTATAATAAACTATATCACTAATATTTACATCTGTGATTTCTGAATATTGTAAATTAACTGTATTGACTTGTAATGTCGGATAAGCACCATCAAAATTGGTTTCTATTGTTGTAGTATCAGAATCCACGAATTGCATAGTACTATAAAGTTCCAACAGATCACTCATGTTTTCTATTTGACTTTTTAGTGTATCTATTTCCGTTTGAGAATATACTAAACTTCTTATATCGAATAATTCTTCATGTAACTCTGTAAATCCACTAACAATTGCTATAAAATTTTCCTGTAGTTTAGCATTAGATTGTAAAATGTTTTCATACAAATCAAAACCAAACTGATTGTAAAGTGTTGTTGGATCATAACTTAATGGTAATACGTCATTATCTATATTAAAATTAATATTTAAGTTAAATGTATAACTAACACCATCTTGTTCACCATTACTAACTAATTTCCTATATGGTGTTATTTTTCTATTATTAATATTACATTCATCATCGTCATCGTTTGGATTGTTAAGAAATTCTATACCGTATAAGTTGTTTACGATTGTTCCTGAACCATCATCTAATTCATAATACCAAAGTATAGCATTGAAATAGAAATCTTCTGGGGCACCATCAAAATACGCTGAATTGAACTCATCAAAGTTCTTTATATCTACATCAGGTAAATTCATTTTAAGATAATGGTCTCTATCCATATCTATTTTAAGACCATCAATGTTATCAGAATTGAAGTCACTCAACTTTTCAAAGTAATTGTCAAAATCTAAACCTACATTGTTAGTCAAACCAATACCATAATAATCACCTTTATATCTTAATTTATCACCATTAGAACATTTATATGTTTTATCTTCTGTATCAAAGTAACCAAAATATGTACCTGGATAATTCTCTGGATTTAATCTAATTGGTGAATTTGTATTTTCTGAACCTACAATTTCTTCTTGTTGTTCTTGTGGTAATATTGGCATTTCCAATGAAGGATAATAATTAGTATTATCTTCTATCTCAAACAAAACTGTTGGTGTTGCACCAACATGGTGAGGAATTTGTGCAGTTACTTCAGTAAAATTCCTTCTACTTGTTTGTATCTTACTAACCGCCTGGATTTCACCAATATATTCTATTAATCTATCATAATTAAGATATATAGTTCCTGATATAGGTGTTGTTTCAGTTTCATCGGCACTATAACTACCATCATATTCTAGTTCTAAAATTGTTTCATTAGGGTTATTTACAACACTAATTACATTATATGCTGTGTTTGCAGACAATACACTTGAAGTAATACCAGATAAATATATTGAATCACCAACTTTATATTTAGCATCTTGTGATATTGTTACTTGTGGTTTATTATCATCACTGGAATCTATATTACAGTTATAATAATTAACATCTCTTTCTTTCCATAAATATTTTTGGAAGAAATTAGCACCTGTACCATTTTCATTATCAAAATCTGATAAATTTTTATCCCAATCAATTTTATGTAATGCTGGTTCTAAATCCATAATATTATTTTTTCTACACCATTTCCAAAATATCATTTCTGATGGTGTAACTCGTTCATTAATATTATAAAAATCTGTGTTAGAATTTATTCTACTTTCTCTTAATGTTGAATCATAGTTGGCAACATAGTTTCTTAATGATTCAATTAATTGGTCTCCAAAATCTGCAGGTAAGTCGTTATTACCACCTGGTTGGAAGTTATAGAAATTTGGTCCATCTTCATCCTTATCAAAATTTAATTTACCTTTTGTTTGATCTCTGTCCACGCCTGATTCTAAAACCACTGATTGCTCAGGTATATTTAATAAAACAAATTTTGTAAAATTTAATTTATAGTTATCATTAGAAAAGGCTAAATTCATGTCCTGTGCAGCCGATGGGAAAGCGAAAAAAGAACTTCCACGTTTCTTCATCGACTTATATAATGGTGTTGCCATATTTTTTTATTTTTTTTTTAATTATTCTTATATATTAAAATGTATCTATCAAATAACTCAATTTATTTAGAACATCTTCATTATATTTTATTCTAATCATTTTGATATTATTATTCATACAATATTCATCCTTTATATTATCGTGTCTTTGTGTTATTATGAATTGTTTATCTCCACCAAAATACTCTTTTGATTCAAAATGTTGAATACCATCATATTCTATACATATATTATATTCAGGTAAATAAAAATCGAATTGTAAAACTTGTTTGTCTTTACATTCTGGAAATGTTTTTTGTTGAATAAAATCTATGCTTCTATTTTCCAATAATATCCTGATTTCCTTCTCACCTTTACTTTCTGAACACAACTCACAACCATAACCTTGTGTGTGATTGCATGCTCTTTGAGTAAATAGACCATGTATTTTTTATTTTCAACCTTTTTGCTTATATTTGTGTAAATATTAAAAAACTGAATTATGACAAACAACTTTAGCAAAATAAGAGAACTTTTAGAATTCGAGAATGAGAATACTTTTTATTTCATTCAAATTCTACAACGTAGAAAGGAAAATCCTGAAATGGCAAGAGGTGTAAGAGTTATTGATAACTTTTATCTATATTCTGTTGAAGACTTGGATAAACTTGAACCAAAGATTATTGAAGCTTGTACAAAGTATAATGCAAGAGCATACATTAAACTTAACAGACTTGACCTTGAAAAAGTTGCACTTTATTGTCAAAAGAAAACTATTGACCTTCTTATTCAAGGTGAATATAAAGCAGTTAAGAATGTTTATCCTACTGTTTGTGGTAAATTTTCTGATGCTGGAAAAGACAAAAAATGGATTGTTGATATTGACGAAGATGAACTTGAATACAAAGACAAAATCGTTGAAATTATCAATGACATTCACTCAAAAGTAACAAAGAAAAATTATAAGATTGTTGCTGAACTTCCAACAAAAAGTGGTATTCATATTATCACTAATCCTTTCAACGTGAAAGAATTTAACGATAGATTGGAAGAACTTGGAGTAAAAATCGAAGTTAAGAAAAATAACCCAACAATTTTATTTTGTTTATAAAAATTGTATATTTGTAAAATGATGAAGAAAAATTACATAACATATAAAGGCAAGATTCATTTTGATCCAGTCAATAAAACTAAGAAACACCTTAGTCAAGCTGATTGGAAGAGAATGGCTCTTGTCTTATTTGATGGTGAAATATGTGAGTATTATAATTGGTTTATTGAAAAAAGATACAATCTTAAATTGAATAGACCTCTTCGTGGTGCACACATTTCATTCATAAATGATTCATTAAGAGACATGACAAAAGGTCTTAATTGTTCCGAACAAGAAGTAGAAACTATTTGGAAGTCAGTTAAAGAAAAATGGTACGGTAAAGAAATAGAAGTTGTTTTAGACGTTGATGCACGCTCTGATGGTACTCATTGGTGGATGAATGTTATAAAAAGACAAGAGTTATTATATATAAGAAGTGAGTTAGGTTTATCTAAACCTTTCTGGGGACTTCACATGTCTATTGGTTACGCAAATGAAAAAAACATTGCACATAGCAAATACATACTTTCTGGTATTAGAAAAGGACTAATATATTAGTCCTTTTTATATTTCCAAATAAACCCATATGCTGATTTTCTTTTATTTCTACAAACCATAGAAATTTTTCCTGTTTCCCAATTATTTTCTCTCAATTCTATCAAATCATACCACTCTTTAATGAACTACACACAAACTAAAGATTTGTGTGTTTCCACCACTTAAACAAGTGATTTCTTGATGAAATCCACAATTAGTCTTAATGTCTGATAACATTCTATTATATTATGTTCAGAAACTAAATTTGACAGGTATTGAAACACCATTACCATTATTTAGATATGACAATGATTTAGCTGCAGATGATGTTGAATTTTGGTCTGTTATGGCTAAATTAGTCAAAGAAGAAATTAAAGATGAATTAATCGAATATATAAATTAGAAAATGGAAAAATTAACAATTAAAGAAAAGATATATAGAGTACTTGGTACTGGATTTATATGGGCTATTATTTTTGCCCTTGTAGAATGGATTGATCCAAATCCTTTTACAGCAAAAGACGCAATGTATTACTTTGGTACCTATATTGGATATTGTATTTGTATGTTTTCACAGAAAATTTTGAAATAAATTTTTTATTAAAACTATTTTGCAGTATCTTTGTAAAAGTAGATTAGAAATATTAACATTAAAAAATTAATCACTATGAAAAAATTTATTAGTTTTCCAAAAATTGGACAATTTAGACAAGTAATCAAACATGTAGTTGATAGTTCAAGATATGCTGGTGTAGATGAGAATGGTAATGCTATTTTTGATCCAACAAAAGAAGTACCTACTTTAACTTTTGAAGGTACTGTGAAACTTCACGGAACAAATGCTGGTGTAACAATCAACAGAGACGGTGATATGTGGGCTCAAAGTAGAGAAAACATTATCAGTACAGAAAAAGATAACGCTGGATTTGCTTTCTTTGTAGAGAAAAACAAAGAAACATTCAAAGAATTATTTTCTAACATTGATATGAAAGATGCAGACTTTATAACTATCTTTGGTGAGTGGTGTGGTGGTAACATTCAAAAAGGTGTTGCTATCAACGGTCTTGATAAAATGTTTGTTATTTTTGCTGTAAAATTATCTTACAACATTGATTCTTTTGACGACCAAAGAACAAACTTTTACTTGAAAAGTGAAGATTTCAAAGGAATAAAATCTACTGAAAATTTAATTTTCAACATTCAAGATTACAAAACATTCACAATCGAAATTGATTTTGAAAATCCTGCAATGGTTCAAAACCAAATGATTGACATCACAACAGAGATTGAAAGAGAATGTCCAGTTGGTTTAGCATTCGGTAAGAGTGGTGTCGGTGAAGGTGTTGTCTGGAAGCATTACACAGAAGATGGTAGTATCATTCAATTCAAAGTTAAAGGTGAAAAACACGCTGGTAAAAGCAAAGTGAAGAAACGTCAAATTGTTGATACTGAAAAATTGAACACTGTAAATGATTTTGTAGATTACGCAGTCACAGAAGGTAGATTGAACCAAGGTATTGAAAAGGTTTTCACAATGAACGGAGAAGACATCGACATCAAGAAGATGGGACCATTCTTGAAATGGATCATGTCTGACATTGTAGCCGAAGAAATGGACACATTAAAAGACAATAACCTTGAACCAAAAGATGTTAGTAAGCAAGTATCCAATAAAGCGAGAAAATGGTTTCTAGAAAAATGGAACACTCTTTAGTAAAAAGTCGATAAGAAATTATCGACTTTTATTCTTTAATATTTAAGAATAAAAACAATAAAACTATGGAGACAGAATACAAAATATATAAGATAACAAATAAAATAACAAATAAAATTTATATTGGTAAAACAAAAAAGAGTGTTGATGAAAGATTCAATAAACACATCAAAAATGCTAAAAATAAAATAAATAGAAGATTATATGACTCTATGAATCATCATGGATATGATAATTTTGTTGTGGAATTATTGTGTGTTGTTGGTGATAACGATAATGCAAACAATAAAGAAAAATATTATATTGAACTATATAAATCAAATATTGAAGATTTTGGATACAATATGACAATTGGTGGTGATGGTGGTGACACGGGCAATTATCATTACGGTAAATCGCCATATGATTGGTGGGTAGAGAAATATGGCATAGAAAAAGCAGATGAAATAAAAGAAAGTGTTAGTAAAAAAATATCAGAAAAAATGAAACTTTTTTGTTCTGGTTTGACGTATGAGGAACGTTATGGAGATAAATGTGATTCTATAAAGAAAAAAATATCAAATACATTAAAAAATAAGATTAAAAGTGGTGAAATAAAACCAAACACAAATGGTTTAAGACCACACATTAAAGGAAATTTTAATCATACAGATGAAACAAAGGAAAAAATAAGAAATTTTAGATTGAATAAAACATATGATGATTTATATGGTGTTGAAAAATCGAAACAAATAAAAGAAAAGAAGAAACTTTTAATGTGTGGTGAAAATAATCCTAACTATAAAACAGATATGAGTTATGATGAAAAGTTAATATTACTCACAGAACTAAAAAATGAATTAAAATTATCTGATATATCTAAAAAAATTGGTAGAAGTTTATATGAATTGAGAAAATATTTAAAGAGTATAAATATTTTAAATGTGCAAAAATTTAGATCAAATAGTTGTTATAAAACCATATTACAAAAACATATAAATGAATTAAAATAAGGTATTATGGAAAAACTATTTTTAAAGGAGATTACTCTACGATTAAAACTCTACGATTAAAACAGAAAATATAATTTCTGTTGTCTTGGATGACAAAATCTATATCAAAAATCAATTCAAGACTATGTCAGATTTTTATGATTTTTTAGAAAAAAAAATAAAAAATTATGATTGAAAGTTATTGGTTTAGTCCATTAGAAGAAGAATATCCTAAATTTAATTTAGATTGTCTTGATGAAGTTATCATACAAGGTGAAGGTTCTATGTGTTTAGGTAACTTTAAGTCTAAATTAGAAGCATATCAACATATAAAATTTAAGCACGATTACATTACATATATTCGTTGGACTTATTATGAAAGAGATGGTGACCATTATACTACAGAACTTTATCTAAAAAATAGAAAATTGCATTGTCTTGGTGGACCTGCACACATTGAAACAGAATACGAATCTACTATGTTTGATAAACATGCTGTAAAAATTAAAGAAAATTTTTATATCAATGGTGGTGATGTGTTGGTTGAGGATTTTGATAAGCATCCAGAGGTGCGAGAGGCTAAATTGAAAAGAATTTTAGGTAATCAATAATTGCATTTTTCTCTTTTTGAAATATTTATACATCTTTTTGTTATGCAAAGATTTTCGATTGATGCACATTCTTCTTCTGATATATTATTTTCAAAGCAATGAACTACACATTAGCTAAAGACTAATGTGTTTCGTTAAAAAGGTTACACTTTTTAATTACACTTGATACATCAAGTGGCTCGTTCATAGAAGCAATGTGATTTCCAAACCATCTTTTCATTATATTTATGGCTGAATTTATATCACGGTCTATAATT